AGGCCAAGAAGATCCTAAGATCCTTTTAATATCTTCTTTAGTGTAACCTTTAATCTCTTTGTCTCCAGTCATCAGACCTCTCATTGTGAAACCAATCTACCACATCCTGTGGATCTCCAAAACCCCTACGGTGATGAGTTGAATCGGGGTCTCCAATGTTCAACTCATTCAGAAAAGAATCAGTAGGGTCAGTACTAATTCTTCTTGCAGTTTGTAACATACCTCTTGCTGCGGTATTTGCTTTTGCTAATTTCTCTGCCCAGATCATGTCCTCTAAACTAACTTCAACTCCAGCACCTATGTCTTTACATATTGCTGTTAACCTTAAACGGTATTGTGTTGATAACATATGTTAATATGAATAATTAATATAATTTATAACACTACTGATAGTGTCTAAACATATGCTTGTGCTGCAAGCCATGTTCCTAATGATAAAGAAGTTCCCATAATGGTTAACCTACTCATCCACCACATAATCTCATGCTTATATTTTGTTATTGTTTTCATAATTAGTGTCCCATTGGAATACCAGATGCCATAAAATCAGAAATCTTTTGCACTTCTTCTGTTACGCAATAGTCAATGAAATGAGGATGCTCCCTTAATGCAGGAACATCCTCCTTGGATTTCTGTATTGCTTCATATGCATCTACTGCATACTCACATATCTCATGATGTTTGTGTTGTAGGTCGTGATAACCTACTGTGTAATTCTTTTGTTGCGTTAGGGGCATGATCTTTCAATCCCATACTATCAAATATTTATAGCACGGATTGAGTAATTCTGCCTAGTTCAGTGTGGACTTCCTGACTATGTTAGAGTATCAACGCACCTATAATAAACCCTTTACCAAAAGCAAGGCACAACATCTGATAATCTGTTAACTTAAATTTCTCCTGTATCTTCTTTGCCCATTTCTTATCCCATTCTTTGAGATCATGAAATGTTTTCTTAAGATTTAAGTTCCACATTACTTAGGAGTCCTCCATGTATCAGTCTGATCAACCATCCAATCATACTTATTGACAACAGATTGACAATGTTTACATTCTAAAGTTGACCATGAAAAATTATTTATTGATTGTTTGGATCCACAATAAGGACACATTACCAATTTACCATTAGATCCTGCCCTAGATCTTTTATGAACTAAAGCATAGTCTTCTAAGGTAGTAACTTTACTACCATTAACAACTAATTTTTTGCTATGAGTAATCATTTTATAGAGGATATTTTGGTTGATCTTTAGAATTATCTGCAGTAATTTTAATAGGTGCTTGCTCAATTTTAATTGTTTGAGTGGGACCAGTTTGTGATGCCTTCTCAATTAACATTTCCATATCTTTTTTAGTGATACCAACAGCAGGAGCTCCATTACCATTACCATTACCATTTTTACTTTTAGCTGTCTGGACGCCAAATGTAGCCAAAACTCCTGTAAACACCGAAGCTATGAAGGTTGGATCAATTTTACCTTGAGGAAATCCTGGGATTGTAACATAATTTAATGTCAAGATTCCGCCGGACCAAACCAAGATTCCGAGACGTACAAATGTACTAATGATTGCTTGTTGCTCATCTTGGTCTGGTACTAATTTTTCTTTAATTTTCGCAAATACACCTTTAGGTTTTTCTTCTTCAACCTTTTTTTCTTTTACTTCTTCGGCCATAAGAATAGATATTACTATTCTTATATAGCAGTTATATCACCTATAATCCAAGATTTTAAACCATGTCCTTCTATTCTTAATTGGACATCTTCTGCCACATTAGCAGGAACCACCACACAATAACCAATACCCATATTAAATGTCTTCTTCATTTCTTCTTCTGGTATCTCACCAGCAAGCATGATCTTACTAAACAACTCTGGCATTGGCCAAGAATTATAATCAACTCTTGCTTCACATCCATCAGGAAGACATCGTGGGAGATTCTCTGGAATACCACCACCAGTAATATGTGCCATACCCATAATAGGAAAATCTTTTATAAGACTTGCAACCACAGGAGCATAAATGATAGTAGGATTGAGAAGTTCTGGCATATCAGCAAGTTTGATTTTATGTTTAAATAACATCTCTCTAATCAAACTAAACCCATTACTATGAACACCACTACTTTCTATACCAATAATAACATCACTCTCACGAATTAATCTTCCATCAATAATTTCTCCTTGTTCAACTATACCAGTACAAAATCCTGCAATATCTTTGATAGGATCTACCATACTCAATCGTTTTGGATGCTCTGCTGTCTCCCCACCCAATAAAGAACATCCTGATTGCTTACATCCTTCTGCTATACCATCAACCAATTCTGTTACTAAATCTCCATATAATTTCAAATTTGAAGTACAAATATAATCTAAAAAATATAATGGTTTTGCACCACAAGTAATCACATCATTGACACACATTGCAACAAGATCAATACCTATACCATTCATTACCGATGGATCACCAGTTGCATTTAATTCGGCAACATGAACTTTAGTTCCCACACCATCAGTACCAGAAACTAATACAGGATTTTCATATCCTGAAGGAATTCTCATCATCCCATTGAAACCACCAAATCCACCCAAGACCTCTGGTCTATGAGTGGATTTAACAGTCTCTTTAATTTGATTTACAAATAAATTCCCTGCTTCAATATCAACTCCTGCTGTTTTGTAATCCATTTTCCACTTCACTTTTGATACTATTATAGTATGCTTTACAATAACTGACAAGCCCTGCAGTAGTCATATACTTTTTACACCATTCATCTGCACAAGCATATATCACTTTATTATCATCAAATTCCTTCATAAGTATTAACAATGCTTCTTTTCTTACTTTTAATTGTGCTTCCGAAAGTTCATTCTGCATATTCACTTCCTTCTCCAATAAATTCTAAAGAAAAAATATCATGATCCTCAGATTTAGGATCAAACCATTCTTTAAATTCCCTATGAATTGACATAGCATCATTTACTTTATTAACATCAGATCCTTCAGACAATACATTCATTCTGCGTAATGCCCAATCATGTGAATTTTTAAGAGTTTCCTCTAAATTCTCCATAGTCCTTCCTCATGTACCGTCCAAGAATGTTACTATTATAATATGCAGGTTCTCCATTGTCAAGAGATTCTTTCAATACATTATTTAGAAACAACTGTTTTGTTTCCTCATAATTTACATCTCCGAGTCTGGTGTGAAGGGATAAGATCTCTCGTTTGAACGCAAGGTTTCCAAGTAACTTTCTATCTGCACTAAGTTCTGCAGAGCTTCCATAGTATCGTTTCCAGTCACTCTCAGACGTAACCCGTCTCTTACCACCTCTAGGCTTACGTTTTTGTTGGAAATATTTTCTACCGATGTATCGTTTACCCGACTGGATATTAGTAATGCAGTAGACGAAACCGAAGAAATCATTAATATCGTCAGAAGTAAAAGCTGTACCTTGGTAGTACCAGGGATTTTCATAATCTCCTTCCATCCCATAATTTATATCATTCTTGGTTATTTAGTTCTTTAATTGCTAACAAAGTATCTAAAGGGATCCAAGCAGGACGTTCATCTCCGAATTGAACTTCCACTTCAGTAAAAATTTCTTGATAAAATCTACTGTAAGTTTCTCTTGTGTTTAACACATCACCAAAAGGACTCATCATTTTAACCTCACAAATAGTATTTTTGTATTATCCACCTGCATAATCATTCCAATCATCACATGGTGGTTTATTATATGCCTCCATACAATCATCCAAACTACAATCCAATTCATCTGGTAATAATGGAGGCCATGGAGTACCTGGTGTCCATTCAAACCCACCAGATTCTTCAATTGCTTTTAACAATTTATCATCATAACTCAAATCCTGAAAATGTATCTTTTTTGACATCTTGTTTAATTCCTCCGACAATATAGGATTCGACTTCAGTTTCTTGGGGTGCCACTTGAAGACCCTTAGAAGAGATCCAATGCTCTGTCCAAGGTAGTGGATTATTTTTTGCAGGAATGTCATAGATCGGTTTTAATCCTAATGCTTTTATTCTACGGTTGGCAACCCACTCAACATACTGATGTAATAATTTATCATTCAATCCTATCATAGATCCATCTTTAAACAA